TTCATGATCTTAGCGATAAGAGCATTAAGAGCCACAATCTTTGCATTTAATGCATCAAGTTGTGCCAATAATGCTGCATTTGCAGTAGCATTTGCATCCAATACATTTGCAGTTGTTGATAATGCAACCTTCTGTGCTGATAAAGCAAGTCCAGCAGCAGTTCCAGTTGTACCTGTAACTGTGAATGGACCAGCAGATAATGGAGCATATAGGTTCCATGTTGCAACTCCGCCAACAAATGTTGGAGTCTTAGATCCAACCAATGTTGCTCCACCTAGTTGAGTAGATGAAATTAGGTCTGCTGACAATAGATCAGTATATGAAGCGCCACTTGCAGCAATATCTGAGATTGGCTTACCTGAAGCATCTACTGCCTTTAAAGTAAGTTGAACTTTTTCTCCATTGATATAAGATTTTTTATCAAATGATAAAGTAACAGATGATGCTACAGAACTTCCAATTGTAACAACTGTGCTTGTTGAAACTGTAGGAGTTGTTGTTGCATTAGCAAATGTAATTGCAACGTCTCCAGTAGCAACTCCATTAATAGCAAAATATGCTACTCCATTAGTAGTTGTTGTTGAAGCAGAAACTGTTGCTACAGATGTAGATGCTGAAGTAGCATAAACTGTAGTTCCATTAGATACTGGATTGCCGTTTGCATCTTTTACAGCAACTGCAACACCATAAGATGTTGAAGATCCATCAGTTCCGTTAGATCCAACACGGTAGACTGAAAAACCTTTTGTTGCAGTATAAGTTGCAGCATCTCCAGCAAAAACAACTGTCTTAGTTGCTAAAACTGTAGAGCCACTTGAAATTGTAATTGTTGATGTTCCTGATGTTCCATCTCCAAATACGTTTACAAAATATTGTCCAGCAGTTCCTGTAACAGCACGACCTTGTGAGGCTGCATTAGCCTGTGTTGTACCAAGACCAATCATTCCTGGACCAGCAACAGTTACTGTTAATGTTCCATTTGTAATGGCATTGTTATTTCCATCTTTTGGTGCTACAAGAATATTAGCAACTGCATTTGCTGCTGCTGATTGAGCAGCCTTTGCAGCAATAATTGATACAGAATTAGTTGTTGCATCTGGTGCAGCAACTCCTACTGCAGAATAAACTGTTGTGTATGACGTAGATACTGATAAGGTACCAGAAGCCGTCCATGAGATTGTTTTAATTACTGGGGTTCCTGGAATTCCAGTACCAGCAGTAATTGGAGTAACAGTTACTGTAGATGTGCCAGCAGTAGGGCTTGAAATAATAAGAGTTGAAACTCCTGCGCCTACGTTGCTAGTTGTAATTTGATAATAACCATTAACTGGCGTTAACAGGGTAGTATTTGATCCTGCAGATGCAGATACAATTGAACCCACACCAGACAGGGTAACAGTTGCTACCGTGCTCGTGTCTGTATTAATTGTAAGAGTTGCAAAACCACCAATAACCTGAACACCGTTTGTAGTGTCGTACATTGTTGTATTTACAATTGTCGGAGCAGCGTTTGCTGGCGTAGCGACAAGTGTAGTGCTAGTCAAGGCTGCAGCGATGACAATAGCAATTTTCTTGAATGAATTCATTTTTCTCCTTGTTTGTTTATATTAAGTTTAACTTATCTAGAAAATCCTTAACATCGTTAGGCATTTTCCGATTATCTAAGTCTACCATATGTTGCTGTTTTTCTGCAAGTCTAGAAGAAGACCCCCAGGTATGAACCTCTATCTCTATATTATTATTCTTTATTGTGTGAGATATTGCTCCAAATACCGCTCCACAAACAGCATCTGCTAGATCTTTAGATTTTTTACGGGGGTGGTCTACCCTGTTACCCTTCATAATTTTTAATTCTGACATTTCTTCTAATAATAGTGGAATCATTGGAATAGCAACACGCTCTTCATAAATCATCATGGCTAAATCTTCATAGTGTTTTTTAGCAACTGAAACTGTTTCTGTTTTAATTCCAACAGCCTGTAGTTCATTTTGAATATCAAATGATTGCCAACGATCAAAAGATACCATGCCAATATTAAAACCTTCTCTACGTAAATTAATAATCCATTGCTTTACCTCTGATAGGTTTACTGGACCCTCTGCTCTTGGTTCCCACCAAGCGACAGCGTCAACAACAACAATTGGTGCAACCTGTTCATAATCTTTGATGACTTGGATATTAACCCATTTATCAACATGTGCAATAGCAACAGCACACTTGTCATGCTTCTGAGCAAGGTCGGCATGAATATAATAAACTTTTTCTGGATCTGGTTTAAAGGTTTCATCAAACCTTCTAAATGAATCTATTGGATTTCTAGTGTTCATACATTTTTCTAATTTCTCTTTTTGTTTAAAGAACGCATCTGATGCAAATGTTGGCATACATGCAAAACGCATCATTGCATCTCCAATATCTGTATAAAATGCTAATTTAAAATCATCTATTTTACGAGTAGGGTTTACTTCCCATGTTGGTCTTTTAAAAGCCAAAATCTTTGGAACTTTATAAGAAATAATATTATCTTCATCCCAGTTAATTTCAAATTGATTGCTTGGATCATCATGGGGTAGATCTTCATTCATAATAAAAACATGTTTCTTTTCAATAGTTTCTTTTTCTGCAATAACATCTTCATATCTTTTAGAAATAAAGTCACCTTGATAACGAGGGAATGAAAGTAAAACCACTTTACCTAAATCTGGAAAACGAGAATCTACAGAACCACGAAACGCTTTATAAATATTTTCTGCAGTCTTGCCTTGTTCATTTCCAGTTCCAACTTCTGATGCAAAACCAGAAATTTCGTCAAGCACTGCAAGCAACAAGTTTAATCCTTCATGTGATTCTCTTTCTGAATGTCCAGAATAAACTGTAATTGATTTATCAAATTCTACTGAGTCTGCTTTAGCATTATACTTACCTGCAAACCATGGTGATTTTTCAATTTTTGTTTTAAATCCTTTAAAGAAAACATTTTTAGCCTGTTGTGCGTTAATAGCAACGTTAATTAAATCTATTGCATCTCCACTTGGTTTTCCGAAATATCTTGCAGGATCTTTGAGACATAATAACTTATAAACAATATAAGCGCAAGCAACAGTAGAGGTGAAATCTTTACCAGAACCTTTGCCCAATTGTAGGATGATTTCGTTTTTTGTGTATTTTTCATAGTATCTTGCTCCTTCTACAGATCCATATAATTCTTGTAAGTCTTCTTTTTTGTATACCTGGCTCATTGCTTCTACAATGTCATATTGAATTGAAGATAGGGGTGGTTGCCCTAAATAGTCAGAAGACTCTACAAATGTCTTAGCATCTACTGGCTTTTCTTCAAAGTGATTTTCTTTTAGTACTTCAAGAAAGTCATTGAACATCGTGGACAATTGTAATCACCTCTCCTTCTTTAGCAATCTGAGAAAGGCGTTGCATAATTAAATCACGAACCTCTGGGTGTGTTGAAGCAATCTCTCTAAGAATTTCAACTAGGACTTCTTGCCGTCTTTCAATTTGAACCATCTCTTCTGCAAGTTCTTTGTTTTCTAACAAACCAGCCTTTTGCAACATTTCAATTCTAGATTTTTCAATATCCATAACCAACTTAATTGCTTGAGTCTTTGCGCTAAGATTATTTGTCATTGATGCTTCATCAATAACCTCATAGGACTTAGAGATAAGTTTACTATAATGTGTATCTGCAGCGGCAAGAGCCTCTTTAGCACGAGCACGAATTGCATCATTGGCAGATGCCATAACCTTCCACTCATTAATTAATGCGACAACACGAGTACGTGGAATGTCTAACTCTTTAGATATCCTTGTAGGATCTTGACCTTTAAGGTATTCTGCTACAACTTTATTTACTTCATCTAAATGTTGAATTAATTCTGCCTCAGTTGACATTATATTTTCCCTCTAAACGATTAATTTCGTCTTTAATATAAAATATTGCTTTTTCTAAATCCTGAATTGTTTTTGCTTCATCTTTAAGACCTGCCCTCCATAAATATTTAAAGGCATTTCCAATATTAAAATTACGATGACGTGTAATTTGTATACACTCAACCCCACTAGGATCAGTCGTATAGTGTAATGGGTGATTGACTTGATCAACTGTAATGTTTAAATTATTACTCATCGTCTTGATTTCCTTAATCCAAATTTTGCAAGGTATACATAAATCGTTTCTATGCTTGCCCCACACTCTTTAGCAATGTCTTGTGGAGATTTTTTATCTATAAGATATCTCTTACGAAGCCAAATCTCGCTTGTATACAGTTTACCAGCCATAAGATTATTTGTCAACCTCAACATCCTTAATATCATAATTATAGGCATTGGAGTCTTCTAAGACCCACTTATCATAGCCTTCAACATCCCATTTATTAGTATTAATAAGTCTTTCTATTACCAAATCTTTTTTTGTTACAAAAGATGGTTCTTTTAATCTTACTCTATTATTTGGCTGAATGGCAAAATTACCATCGTCTCTTTCAATAACATGACCACATTTATGTTGGCCTGGACTTTCTGAATATCCATCATCTAAAATATTGCTTTCTGGATTATGCCAGTCTAAAGTAAATAAATATTTTCCAGAAATATTATTTTTATTTCTATCTACATAAGACATCCTCATGTTACTTAAATTTTCAAATTTAGTAACAGAGACATATGGGCTAAAAGAATTCCATAAAACTAAATTATATAAAGGTTCTTCTGTAATGTTTGGTTTTGTACAAAAAGCATTAATTGGCATTCTCCACCAGATACCACCGTCTTCCATTAAAAAATGAAATAGTGGACTTCTACCTTTAATAGTTGACACACCAAAAATAACACATGGGAAATACTTATCATGACTATCTATTTGATCTCTTAAAAAATTTCCACGAACATAGCATTCTATTGGTGGTATGTTTGCATTTAATTCTGGCATTACTCTGTTACCCCTATTGCCTTATTCCAGTTATTAATAGCCCAATGACCGATGCCACAAGCATCAGCAACGTCATTATCGTTAATAATTTTATCATAATTAATTTCAATTAACTTTATAGTCCTTTCTTTTCTAACTTGTCTTTCATATGTTTTATACCAAGAATCTGATTTTCCAGGATTTTTTAATCTAATACCTAGTTGTTCTTCTTTAGTTAATTTTTTGTTTCCTAAATAATTTTGCCATGTAATTGGTGCCACAGTACCAATTTGTTTTGTACCAGATAAACCTGCTGCTCCAAGTAAAGCGCCTTGAACCAATGCAAGATCTGCAGCAGTTTTAGGACTATTCATAAAAACTGTATGCTCAATTACTATTGCTTCAAATCCACCAGAGTATTCAAAAAATGCTTTTGTTTTGGCACAGGCATCCATTACTTTTTCATAGTTTGTATTTCCTTCAAATTTTATTTTTCCAAAAGTATTAAGTTTTTTATTATTAAATAAAGCAAAAGCAAGACTATTGGTACTAGCATCAATAGCACAAATACTATTAGGTTGAGTAAAATTAATCTTGTTCATAATCAAAAAATCCTTTTATTTGTTTTAACATTTTATCAACTTCTTTTTTACTTATATTACAATTAGAACAAAACCCAGAGTCATTATATATTGACAGTTGTTCTCCACAACCACCAAGACATAATCTCTTTTTACCTTTTCTTTTTTGTCTACGAGTTATTTGATATCTTTCTGCTATCTTTATTTTAGTAGCCTGCTCTCTACAAACATCTCCACAATAAATTTGATAACTTACTTTAGGGTCAAAAACCGTATCACATCTATCACATAGTTTCACTTAATTCCTTTAGAGATTCTATCTTAATTATTCCATCTCCAGCCTCATCGCATGTTTTTCTTACTGGACACTTTTTACAAATCTTGGCATTACTTCTATAATTTTTAATAGGTAGTTGTTTGTTTTTCCAAGCATCAGAGATAGATTCCATCCACTCAAATGTATTGTCTATCCATCCTCTGTAGTGATCGTTTACCTCAATAGGAAATAATAATAGTTCATGATTATTTTTATTCTCATAAATAATAATTCCCTTAGATCTTTTTAACACTTTCATATATATTAAAGTTTGTGCTACGTGATCCTGTTTAGGTTTACCCACTCTTTTTCTATATTCAAATGCTTCATTATTTTGAGTCTTTATTTCTCCAACAATTTCTTCATCGTTCCAAACAATCATGCAGTCTCCGTAACCAAAAATTGGAGGGTTGGAACTAATAACCTTAAACTCTGTACTATCTTCTAGTTCTTTGGTTTTAGGATTTTCTTTTTTATATATTTTAACAATGCCAGATTCCAGCAATGCTTTTTCAATTCTGCTATGAGACAATGTTCCGCTACTCATATTTGCTATATCATATGGCGTGCTATAACTTTCAAATATGGCTCCCTCAAAAGCAAGGTACCAATATCTAGGACACACTCCATTTCCATCACTATAGGTTAGTGTAGATGGTGCAAAAGTTTTTTTAGTCATAAACTTAGGATCTTGATTTGCTAAGTATCCATTATTAATTTTTTCTGCTATACCAGCAACATCAAATGCTGGCTTGGGCAAACTATCGTTTTTAATCATAATACTTTTTAATAAACTTTTTGTCATTTTTATCCTTTGTTTTCTATTAATTATAGCAGGTTAGCGCATTATGTATTTAAGCGCTGATACCAAATCATTAATTGCTTCTGCTGCTGTAAAGTATATATTTTTCTTTGCCCTGTCAGATTTATCAACATTGGCCATCCAAGTAGCCTTAAAAGACATTTTTGCTGCAATAGCCTGTAGTCTTACAATCTCAAGACTAGCAACTTGCAACGGAATGTCTGGTTTAATAATAATTTTTGCAATCATTGTTAATGCAACTGTTAACTCTTCGTCTTGCATATAATCGGCAATTTCCGTTAAACCATTTACCATATCCAAGGTTGTTCCTGTTGCTTGTTTTTGTTCTATCACTTTATTGCCTTTCCGTTAATTGTTCTAACATATTCATTTCAATTATAGCAAGCCTTACCTTTGTGTTACCCTCTCCAAGAATTACAATAATTGCTGGAGACTTATCTTTACCAGCCTGAATTGAATCAGTAACTGCTTTAGCCCATACCTCTTTGTTTATAGTAAATGATTTACTTGCTTCTTTAAAATCAACAACAAACTCTCTCCAAGTAGCATCACCCTTTTGTGTGTTTCTACCAGAGTTTTTATGTTGCTTTGCACCTATTCTTTTTGATTCATTTTTTTCACTCATTTATAAAATCTTTCTTTTTTTTCTTTTGTGGAATTAATCCAACTTTTGAAATATGTTTTTGTGTACACATCCACGTAGCCTCTCCACTTTCTTTCCAATACCTTAAAGATGTTACAATCTCTTGACAAGTTTTACATGGCCACTTGCCAGGATAAACAGTAAACTTAGATTCAAGCATTAACTATTTTTGCCTTAAGTTGTTCCTGTAAATCTAAATCTTCTTTAACACGATTTATAAAACCATCACGACCTTGCACTTTTGTGCCATCATCTAGTTGATACCATGCGCCAGTTCTATTAACTAATCCCATAGCCTCTGCAGTATCTACTAAATCTCCTATTGCATCAACACCAATATTGTCACCTCTAAAATAAAAATCATACGCACCAGATTGAAAGCCTGGAGATGTTTTAGAGAATTGTAATTCCCAACGAATTTGTCTGCCAATTTTTTCTTCAATTAACTTATCTCCTATTTTAATTTTTCCTTTAAGCGCTTGATTATCCGATTCGGAACTAAATAACTTAATAACGCAAGAAGAATAGAACTTAGTAGCCTGACCACCAGAAGGCTGCTGAGAAGTATACATAGCATTAATATTATTACGAGACTGGCTGATAAGAACAAGCAAAGTAGGCTTGACCTTATTATTAGCATAATTAAGCATTTTCCATGCATTACTAAAGTCACGAGACTCTGCTCCTATCTGTTTAGTATTCTCTAACGCTTTCATTTCATCTGAATCTTTTTCAAAATATATAGCAGGAAGCATTGAAGTAATTGAATCAACTACAATTAAGTCTACTCCAGCATTCATTAACCCAACACCTACGTCAACCATATCACTAATAGTTCTTGCTTGTGAATAAATTAGTTTAGTTGGATCTACCCCAAGTTGTCTAGCCCAATCTTCTGAATATGACATTTCTGAATCAATCCAAGCACATACCTTACCTTCTGCTTGGGCCAATGCGATCATCTGAAGGCACATAGAGGACTTAGCAGATGATTTGCTACCCCAGATAAGTACCTGGCGACCATATGGTAATCCACCGCCAAGAGCACGGTTTAATCCAAAACTTGGTGTTGGCTGATATTCAAAGGTAACACCTTCTCCAGTACCAAGTCGTTTTCTAATTCTTGGGTCTAACTGTGATAATACATCTTCTACATTAACTGACATTTATATCCTCCATTATTGTTGTGCCGTCTTTTGTTTTACCAAAACTAAACTTATAGGCTTTACCTTCTTCAATATGCATGTATGCTTTAGGAAATGCAGTAGGAAATACAGTTACTGAGTGTAGATCCCTTGCAGTATCTGCTAAAGTTAAAGAGGCCATTTTTTTACCAGTTTTTGTTATTCTTGATTTAAACGAAATAACAAACATTTCATCTTCTTTATATGGTAACTGCTTATAACTTAAAAACTTAACAAGTGCGTTTGAAGATGCTTTTATTTCGTCAACAGGAATTGCAGATACAATCCTATTGTCATTGCTAAGAACCAAGTAAGTACGACCCGTCTCAATAGTCGTTCCTTCTTCATCAAATATACCAACACTCCCAGTTTTGTCCAAAATTTCAACTCTTGACCATCCCTTTCCTCTTTTTATTGACTTTACCATACCCATTAAAATAAAAGAACCTTTTTCTTCAAAGTCTTCAATTGGTTGAATAAATGCATAATAATGAGATGGAATAGAAATATTAAACTCTGGAAGATTTAAATATTCATAAATATTTTCTTTAATTTCTTCATCATTACGTGGATTATCAGGAAATGTTGCAGCACCAGTTAACTTTAATGCATTAAGTGCTCTACTATTTACTCCATTTCCTTTTGTAAAAGTAAACTCCTCAAGTTGTTTATAACTAGCAAATGGTCTTGCACTAATATATTTTTGTGCAATGTTATTAGAAATAAATTTAATACCAGTTAAGCCGAAGCGAATACCTTTACCCTCAATTTTAAAATCTAAATCTGAATCATTAATGTGTGGTAGTTTAATTGAAATACCCATACGCTTTGCTTCAATTAGATATTCCGTTCTACCATCTTTATCTTTTTCATTTTTAAGAAGGGCAAACATAAACTCAAGTGGATAATAATATTTTAACCACGCCGTCCAATACGATAATGTAGAGTAAGCAACCGCATGACTTTTGTTGAACGAATATCCCGCATGCTCTTCAAAGTCTTTCCAAAGATCCAAGGCTTGATTAGGAGATATGTACTTGCTCGCCCCAGCAACAAACCTATCTTGAAATATATTGAACTCTTTGGCATCTTTTTTCTTTCCAATGATCTTACGAACTTTATCAGCCTCAGCCATTGTCATTCCACCAAGATGTACGCAAGCCTGCATAACCTGTTCCTGATATAGGATACACCCATATGTGTCATTGGTAAATTCTTTCATAGTTTGGTGAATATAGGAAACATTTTGTTTTCCGTGTTTACGAGCAATATAGTCTTTACCAATAGTGTTCATGGCTCCTGGACGCACTAATGCGTTTGAGGCTGCTAACTCATTAAAGTTTTTTACACCCATCTTTACTAAAAGGTTCGTATATGGTGTTGCTTCACATTGAAACACACCTTTAGTATACCCGTCTGAAAGCATCTCGTATACTTTTGGATCTGCCATATCAAGAGATAACAAGTCAACATCTTTATAATGATTTTCTTTAATCATATCAATACAATCTTTTACTACACTTAAAGTTTTAAGCCCAAGTGCATCAATTTTAATTAGACCGATTTTTTCAGCCTCTTCCATATCAATACCAACAACTGGAATACGGTCATCAGATCCAGGAGAGGAGCGAGTTTCTAATGGTGCATATCTAAATATTGGATCTTTACTGGTAACAACACCAGCAGCGTGAATTCCAGTACCCCTAATACGACCACGCAACTGTTCTCCGTAAATCTCTACTTCTGGATATTTATCCCTAAACCATTGTGTGGTTTTAGATGTGCAGTATTCGTCCCATGTATCAACAAGTTTTAAAACTTTATTAACATCTGTAAGTGGAATGTCTAAAACTCGTGCAACATCTCGGACTACACCTTTATCTTTAAATTGAAGAAATGTTGCAATAGATGCTACATGTCTATATTGTCTAACTAAATAATCTTTTACTTCATCACGACGAGTATCTTGGATGTCTGTATCAATATCTGGAAAGTCATTACGTTCTGGATTAATAAAACGAAAGAACAACAGACCATGCTCTAATGGATCAATATCTGTAATGCCAAGAAGATAGCATACTAAAGATCCAGCAGATGATCCACGGCCTGGGCCAACTAAAATTCTTTCTTTCTTTGCCCAAGAAATCATATTTTGTACTACAAGAAAGTAAGGGGCAAATTTCTTTTCTCTAATAATATGAAGTTCTTCATCTAGGCGTTGTTCATAAATATCATTACCTAACCAGTTAG